TCTTGCTTTAATTATGTAGATCGCGTGCTTGATACAAAAGCTTTAGCAATGGCTATTGCCAAGGAATGCAGGTCTGTGGATTCAGATGATTTGATTTGCTGGCAGTATCGCTGGCTAAATCACCGAGAAAAGGGCATTAAGACAAGCCAAGCTCATCTCTTAAAACATTACGAAATTCCTCATGACCCTAGTAAATTACACGGGGCACTCTACGACATCGAAATGACGTTTAGTATTTTTCAGAAACAGATTTTTGAGCTAGAAATTTGAGATGACGTTATCAAAATGAGTGTATATATTGACATGGATAACTCAATTATTGAAAGATATGAAAAAGGGGAAGCTTTTACAAAAATAGCAAAAAGCATAAATAAATCAGCAAATTATGTAAAAAGAATTTTAAAATTAAATAATATTAAAATAAGAAATCTATCTCAATCTCATGAAATTTATTCTTATGATAAAGATTATTTTAAAAAAATAGACTCCGAAGAAAAAGCTTATATATTAGGATTTTTATATGCAGATGGAAATGTTTGTAAAAATGTTATGCAAATTTGCTTGCACAAAAAAGATGAGGAAATTTTATGCCTGATCAAAAAAAGCCTTAAGTCAAATCATAAAATAGTTAATGACAGAGGTTATGTTAGATTTAGAATAGGTAATGAAGAATTAGTAAAAGATTTATTAAATCAAGGTCTTCATGAAAGAAAAACCTTCACCCTAGAATTTCCAAACGAAAATATTTTACCTTTGCATTTGCAAAGTCATTTTATTAGAGGATATTTTGATGGAGATGGATGCATTAAACATGGCGAAGATAAGAAATATAATTATATAACTTGGGGTTTTGAAATTATTTCATGTTTCAATTTTTTGACAGAAATTAATAAAATTTTAGCTAGAGACGCTGGAATCAATCTGGCTAATTTAAATAGAGAAAAAAGAAGAGAAAATCCAATTTACTATTTAAGGCACGGAGGAACCTCGATTAAAAGAATTCTGCTAATTTACAATTATTTGTATAAGAATTCTTCATGCTTCCTCAAAAGAAAAAAACAAAAATTTGATTTCATAATCAATCAACTAAAAAAACAAGATGCTTAACGAATTTACCAAATACCAAAACCCAGTTCAACCAGGAGTTTTACTTCCTTCTGTCAAGATCGAAGAGAAATATTATCAAAATCTAGGTATAGATGTTGGTTCTTCAAATTTAGAATTTATCAAGGCTCTTTGCCGTAAATCTATAATTGATTTAGGAATCAACAAGTTTCCTAATAAAAAAATATATTACGATAGATGCGTCCGTGAGATTGATTTAATTAACGAATTAGGCTTCATAGATTATTTCCTTTTGAATTGGGAGGTAGCTAATTTCTGCAAAGAAAGCAAAATTCCAACTGGGCCTGGACGCGGAAGTGCAGCAGGAAGTTTGGTTCTTTATTTAATTGGAGTCACAAAGGTTGACCCAATTAAATACGATTTGTATTTTGAAAGGTTTATCTCTAAAGCAAGATTTAGAAAATTGACCGTTGAAGGAGTGGAGTATTTTGATGGAAGCATGGCTCCAGACGTTGATAACGATATTGCTTACGAACGCCGCCAAGAAGTGATTAAATTTATTGAACAAAAATACTCTGGTAAAACATGCAAAATTCTTACGCTCAACACTTTGAGCAGTAAACTTTGCGTAAAGGAATGCGGAAAACTTGTTGGCGAGCTACCAGAATCATCAGTAAATGAAATCAGCGACTTGATTCCCAAGAAATTTGGTAAAGTTGCAAGCCTCAAAAATGCTTGCCAAGAAAATGACAAGTTTAGAGAATGGGCGAATGAAAATAAAAAAATCTTTGAAATCGCTCAAAAGCTTGAGGGCTTAATTAAAAATACTGGCGTTCACCCATCAGGCATTGCAATTAGTCACTATGACTTGGAAGAGATTATGCCGCTCCAAACAACGGGCGAAGGCGATCTTGTTTCTGGTTATGACATGAACGATGTGGCAAGTTTGTGTGTTAAATTTGATATTCTTGGCTTGCGCACTCTTTCAGTGATTCATGATGTTTGCAAACAGATTGGTTTTGACATCACAAAACTAGATATGCAGAGCGAAGAGATTTATAGCCATCTGCAAAATCTACAAACTCCTCAAGGACTGTTTCAGATTGAAGCTGATACAAACTTCAAAGTCGCTCAAAAAGTGAGGCCCAAAAATCTAGAACAGCTTTCTGCTGTGGTGGCTATTGCTCGTCCTGGAGCTTTAGACTTCTTGGACCGATATGCCCACTATGTTAATGTTGGCGATTTTCAAAGTGTGCATCCTTTCTTTGATGAAGTTCTTCAATACACTGGCGGCATTCCCTTGTATCAGGAGCAGTTAATGAGAATGGCAGTTAAAGTAGGCTTTACTCTTGACGAGTCTGAGCAGCTTCGCCGCATTGTAGGAAAGAAAAAAGTTGACCAAATGGCTGCTTGGCAAGATAAAATCAAGGAAAAAATTGAACAAAACAATCTTGATCCTGTAATTGGAGAAGTGTTATGGAAGGTTGCAGAAGATTCTGCAAATTATAGTTTTAATAAGTGCGCTTGGGAAGAAGAGACAGTAGAATTGCAAAGCGGTGAGATTAAAATGCTAAAAGAGGTTTGTGTAGAAGATAAAATTAAAGCTTTCGATGTTCAAAAAAAGGAGGATCATTACGTTTCTGTTTTAGATGTCATGAAAAGTGAAAAAGAAGTTTTTGAATTTGAAATGGAGAATGGGTTATCAGTTACATGCTCAATGGAACATAAATTTTTGTGTCAGCATGATTTAAAGATGCATCCTATAAGCGAAATCTTGGAGAATAGTTGGCTTATTGTGTGTAATAATTAGTATGAGACTAATTAAAACAGATTCAAACCAAAGACTAATTCCTATAGAAGAATTTAATTACTGCTTACTAGACGGAGTAAGCAAAAAACAAATAATAAAACTTTTCCCAACAAGAGCTGGGGGAGCTTATTACTTAAATAAGTTCGAAAATTATTTAATAAATTATCATAATATTAATTTAGTCTCCTATATCAAACTATATCTTTCTGAATATCCAAAATGCCTAGAAACAAAAGAAGAAGTTGGATTTAAAATTAATGGGACTGGAGTATTATTCTCTAATTTTAGATTAGGGAAAGGCTCGAACAAGAAGATTAATCCAAAATTTAAAAATTTTTGCGAAAGAATTTCTAAAGAACGAAAAGGCTCTGGCAATCCAATGTTTGGGAAAGAACCTTGGAATAAAGGCGATCTTGATTGGGCTGAGAAAATGAGAGGTAGAAGGTTGGGAAAAATAGCGACAGAAGAAACAAAGTCTAAACAATCTCAATCAGCAAAAAAAAGAAAAGTCCACGGACATACTGGAAAAAAACATTCTGAAAAAACTAAAAACGAACTTAGAAAAATAACGGCAGAAAGGTACAGCAACGGAATCTTTAAAAGAGAAACCTCCATACACGTTAAAATGAGAGAGTTTTTATCAGAGCTGAATTTAATTTCACCATTTTTAGAAGAGTACCCACTCGTTTATTTTTCTTTAGACTTTGCTTTTCCAGAATTCAAAATAGCAATCGAATGCCAAGGTACATATTTTCATATAGACCCTCGATTTTATCCAGACGGGCCAAAAAGCAGAGTTCAAAGAAGAAATTTTGGTAGAGATAAGTCTAAAAAGAAATTTCTAGACAAAATGGGGTGGACTATGATAGAGTTATGGGAAACAGAAATTAATAACGGAGAATTCAAAAATATTTTAACATGCAAACTACAAGAATTAAATCTTTTAAATCATTAGGCATCAAGAAAACTATTGATTTAGAAGTTGACCATCCCGATCACAATTTTTATCTCAAGAATCTTGTAACGTCGAACTCCCACTCTATTTCTTACGCAATTCTTGCTGCGTGGACTCTTTATCTAAAGTTTGAATATCCTCAGTATTTCTTTTTGAGCTTATTGAAGATGACGCAGTTTGAGCCTGATTCATACTCAGAAATTAATAAAATTACCCAAGAGCTTCCATATTTTGACATGAAGCTTTTGGCCCCAGACCTCACAAAATCCAAGACAGACTTCTCAATCGAGAAAAAAGATATTCGTTACGGCTTAAACAGCATCAAGGGAATTTCTGATAATACAATGTCTGCCCTGATGGAATTTTGCCATGCGGAATTAAAAAACAAATATGATGTTTTTTCCGT